ATCCAGTCGTCTTCGCCCCAACGGGCGGTGCAAACTGGCGGCGGACCCATTACCCACAGGCCAGCCCGGTAGGCTTCACGTCTGGTCATAGTTCACCTCATCAGTACCTGCTATCACGTTGCAGGCAGACCGGCTTTCGCCGGTTTCGGTCACGCAAGCAGGCCCATTGAACCCTCAACTTCAAGGACCTCAAAGCCGACTCGGTGTTCATCCGGCGCGTCTGCAATGTGATTGCCATTGCGCATGAACAGATACAGTCGGCCCAGATCAGCTTCGCTGCACAGAATGCCATAGGTCCCGCAGACCGGGTTCGGTATGGCAAACTCTACGGCATCCTTCGCCTCTTTCAGGCTGCAGTCCTTCACGCTGCGGTACAGGCGGATCATAGAGACTTTGCAGTTTTGATCGCCGCCAGTATATGCGCGGGCTGCACGGATACGCACGATGTAATTTTTCATAGGCTACCTCATCAGTACCTGCTCTCACGTGGCAGGCAGACCGCCCTTGCGGGCGGTTTCGGTGACGTTACGCGGCCAGTGCTTCGGCCTGCTCTTCGGCAGTCTCCACGGGCTTGACGTTCAGCTTATTGTCGGCCCACAGGATCACGCCCATCAGCTTGGCGTTCACCTGCTTGGTGCCCTTGATGTCCTCCAGCGCGATGATAGCCTTGCGGGCTTTCGCACGGGCGGACTGGATGGCGGCGCGGTCGTCTTTGCTTAACTTGCTCATGTTTAGTACCTCATCAGTACCTGCTCTGGAGTGGCAGGCAGACCGGCGTTAGCCGGTTTCGGTCACTTATAGGTACCGTACAGCATCAGCGCGATGGTGACAAGTACCGTGATCATGTACAGTTCGATCATCGGGCGGCCCTCAGCTGCGCGGCGACCGCAGTCCGGCGGATGTTCTCAGCGCGGACAGCCCGTGCTCTCGCGGCTGCAGCTTCGCTGACATCTTGTTCACCTTTCAGCTTCGCTGAGCGGCGGGCTTGAATCTGGAATCCGTTGTGATTATAGCGCATGGTCATTACCTCGTCAGTACCTGCTCTGGAGTGGCAGGCAGACCGGCTTTCGCCGGTTTCGGTCACTTGGTGCTCAGCGTGAGCAGCGTGGTCGGTCGCATCCGGGCGGACGGCAGATCCAGCCCGTTCGGGTTAGCAGCTTTCAGCTGTTTCCAGCCCCGTTTGGTCGCCTTGCGGCGTGCTTGCGTCTGGCGCTCAGCTGCGGTCAGGGCGATCACAGGCAGGTCGCCCAGTCGGTCGACATCACGTCACGCATCAGCCATTCCAGCTTCGCTGGTTTGGTCGGCAGCTTGGTCACGGTCGCCTTCGGCGATTCCAGCACTATCACGGTCTCGCCTTTGGCGACAGTCTCGGTTACTCGGCAGCCTTCGGCTGTGGTCGAGAATTTGGTCAGCTTTCGCATGGTCTTCTCCGGTGGTTTCGGCCCTCTGGGCCTCGTCAGTCGGGCAGTCACAGCCCGATACCACCTGCCGCAGGTACAGTCCCAATTACGGCAGGCATACGTTCCCCTCGTCGCTACACTGCGAGTCACGCGCAGTCCCGTTGTTGCTCCGGCCGGTCCGGTCCGCTTAATTCACGCGAGGGTTCCTGATCCCATTCCGGTCTTCGACTGCGACTGCGCAGACTCCAACCATTCCATTACTGGCGGATCTATCAGGCCATTTTCAGTTCTATCCGCGCTGCGAGTGTAACACTCGGGCCGCTCACGGGACTGCCAATGCTTTGCCGGGATTGGTGCCGGAATCCTGCCGGACTGCTGCCCGACGGAAACCAGATTGCCTGAAGCCGGCAGCCCTGTCAAGCGATTTTTCAAACTATTTTGCTTTTCGCTGTGGAATCAGCAACTTAGCGGCGAAAATAAATTTCCAGCCCGCCGCCAAACCGCTTCAAACGCGCCCGCCCGCGTCACGCGTGGCCGCCCGTGCGCGGAAAGGCAATCACGCGCACGCCCGCGTAGACAAGCACACGATAGCAGCGCCAACCATACGCGTACCTTGACGCGCACGCGTGACGCGGGCGCGATAGCAAGCACACGCAGGCCCAGACGCTGCCGTCGCGTACCTTGACGCGCACGCGCAGGCGCACGCGAATAGAATGTTTCGCTCTGCTTGAGGAAGGGCTAATTGCCTCTCAGGCGCGTACAGTAACCGCGCAGGCGCGTTGATGAGAACTCACAGGCCCACGTGGTGCCCTCCACGTCACCTGCCCGTACCTTGACGCGGGCACGCGCAGGCACGCGGTGGTGTACCGCACGGGCATGCCGGCAGGCAGGCAGGCACACTGCACGCTGGCAGGCAGGGAACTGCTCGTGTACTTCGCGGGCGCACGCGCACGTATTGCAAGAACAAAAAACAGATGCGGCCGGAAGGACAGCTGCAACACAGGCGTACTGTTATCCGCATGCGCAGGCGCGTATAAGATACACTTTCGGCAGCTTGGAGTTGACCTGCCGTTAGCGGATAGATAACTTCACGCGCACATGCGGGGTAACTTCGCGGGCGTCACAGGCGCGTACAGGCATGGGCACGGGGGAATGCTGCCGTTCTATCGTATAGATAGTGCCTCGGATAATTGCACCAAAACATTTGGATGTACACCAACCACCCGTGTTCATTGTTAATGTACACAGATCTCCAGTGAACACGTAGCTTAGATACTTAGGGGGTGTGCCACCCATCCCCACCCCTTGGGAGTCCCCTTACAGTCAACCACAAGCCACTACCAGTTACCATCAAGTGATACCTATAGGTATACTTATAGTATCCTTACCGGGGGCACTCTCTGCTTGAGGGAGGGGTATTTGCCCACTGCAGCATAACTTACCCGTAACGGTCCCCGGAGGCTGACTATAGGCTACACTTGCGGTATAACTCATAGCCAACCCCCAGGATCTGTGAGGTGGCTGCAGGTGGCTGCCCAGCTGAGGAGATCTCCTCGAACTGGTACCTTCACCTACGTCTGGGGCTGCGTCGCTTAGAACGACTCTGAGACGGTCTGAGGGATTTCACGTTATCCATGAACTTCTTCAGCTCACGGTCCTGTGCCTTGGCGTGGGACCTGCCCGCTGCCTTGTCCTCGTCCCGCTTGACGCTGTCCACCCAGTGACCCACAGCCTCAGCGAGGATGTCGATCCTATCGTCCTGCTTCAAGCTGCCTCGGTCCTTGGTGATGTACGCCATCTGGTAGAACCCGTTGTAGTAGCGGGTCCTCTCGCCGGCGTCCTCGGGGAGGTCTGCATTCATCTCCATGACCAGCTTCTTGTCCATGACCACCCTGTGGGCATTCATCATGGGTTCCAGCTTGTCGATGATCCGCAGTTCCTTCTGGGTATGGACCGAGTACTCCTCGATGGTGACAGGGTACAGCTCGGCTAACACAGGGGTCAGCAGGGAGGTGAACATACCGTCACCGAAGTTCGACTCGATCTTGACGAGGTTCACCTGCTGGTCACTCGCAATCATCGCGAGGGACTTCAGGGTCTCAGCGTCATAGCCGCCGGCCAGTCCACCCCAGCGGGTCACGAAGACCTTGCCGTGGAGACTCTTGGTGACACAGAAGGAGGTCTCGTCTCGGCCACGTCCCGAGGGATCAATGACCAGCACGCTGCCCTCGTAGGGTAGGAAGGTCTCCGGCACGTTCATCGGGCCGTAGAAGCGATCGCCGGTCAGGCCCACGTTGGGTACACCTTCCAGTTCCTGCTGTTTACCTGAAGCCCAGACCAGACGGTCAGGCCCTACTTCTTTGTCGATGTCCGTGACGATGAGGTCCCGGTGCTTGAGGGGGAAGCGAGTCGCATCAGAGAGTGTGGTGTCGAGCATGAATTGAAGAGCGAAACCACTTCGTCCATACTCAGCCTCACGCTCGCATAGGTCCTCTTCGTCGAATCGAGCAGGATCGACCGGTCGTCCCACCAGAGAAAGATCGTCCCTGATTCGCTGACAAACGCTGGGAGCCAAACGTCCTTGGTAGGCTGCTTCCTGTTCGGCGTCGGGGTAACGAGCCGGCCAGATTCTGATGTCATATCCTCTCTCCGCGAATCCGTTGTAGATGGTTTGGATCGACTGGGGAGTACCCAGACCGATGCTCTCGCCGATCTTCGGCATCAGGATAGCACCACCCATCTCTCGGGCACGTGCTGTCAGGATGTCTCTCTTGCCCTCTGTGAGGGAGTTGTTTGGTACCTCGATGTCATCGAAGACTACCTTGGAGGCGCGGCCACCAGTCATCTGACCAGTGATACCTACAGCCCTCACGGAGGGAGCCTGATGAGGACTTGAAGGTCCAACGTCAAAGGCGAGGGTAGAGTCCCTCTGGTGACTGCGAGCTTGCAGCCAGCTCAGGAGCGGGAGCGTCTGGATGCACTGCTTGACGAAAGTCGAGAACTCAATCGCTTTGTACTCGGACGCCGAGACAACCATGATCCTCTCGTCGGCGTCTCGGAGGAGACACCAGATGACGAAGGCGGCTGTGATCCAGCTCTTTCCGATGCCACGGAACGCCATAATGAGCCGTCGTTTCGGCCCCGTCTGAAGGTAGTGCGCGATTTCATACTGGGCCTCCGTAGGCTCGGGGAGTCCTAACTGTAACCACATCCACCACAGGAAGACACGGAAGTCGTCGTGCATCTTCTTGTGCGTGCCGGTCTGGACCCAGCTGGGGTACTTAATAGCCACGTGTCTCTCCTACGTGATGAGTCGGTAGACTCGGGTCTCCGCAAAGTTCGCCACCTTGACTGTCGATACGGCGATCCCGAACTTGCGGGCTTGTCTCTGAATGCGCTTCTTCAGTTCCGTTCGGAACGCTT